TCTGGATTGGGGGATTCACATTTTATACAATTCTTCTTCATAATTCTTTATGGTTTCGGGGACCGCCCTTTATACGACAGCCCCCACAGTACCAAAAACTGTTATCCTTATAGATTTCGGATTAAGATGTGGTTATTGATCCATTAATACCAGAAAGTGCAGTACCTACATACTCTTTCTTAGTAAACATCAACTCAACAACATCGCCTTTCTGAGCACTCGTACCAATAATAACATTGGAAATCTGAGTACCAGCAGTAGAAGCCGCTGTGCCTGATACATCAAGCCCAACAAAACTTACTATTGCACTGCCAGCGGCAATCGTAATTGCGTTAGATGGAGTTTCTTCCTCAACAACAAACTTATAGTATACTCCGTCCTCACCAGTTGATGTCGTAGGTAAAGTTATAGCAACAGTACCGTCAGTAGCATCAAGCATGAAAACCTTTCCACTATCAGCGTTTGTTAACGTTATATCAGCATTGATACTTTGTACTTTTCTTTTATGAGTAAAAGTAGCACTACTATTTACGTTTAGAAAATCACTTCGCATTATTCAGCCTCCTCGAATACCATTAGCGCATGAGTTTCAGGCAAAGAAACTTCAAGACCAGCTTCGGTCAAGATCATATCTTTACGTAAATCTTCATCTGCGCCTTGGACGTTAGTCATTATCTGTGTATCACGGTTAATACCATTTCCAACCAGAGGTCTATATGAAACGTGATCAAGGTCAACTATGCAGCAAAATTCGCCAGCTACACCCCTGAACAACGGCTCTCTAACTAATGAAAGATCGCCATGAACAGTTTCAATTTTGGTAATCTTATGACCGTAAGTACCTTGACTTCTCTCAAAGTTATAAGGGACTTTAGAGCTATTAGTATCACCAATGAATCCAACTCCATCACCAAGCTTGTTGAAAAGTGAAATTACCGGAAGACTACACAAAGCAAGTTTGGTAGAATTACCGCCACGTGCTGGATCAAAGATCACTTCCAAGTCGCGAAGCAGAACATCGTATGTTAAACTTGCCGCCGCTACTGTTTTCAAGTAAGCCTGTCCTTCGGTGTATTCAAGCTGTTCACTATCTTCTTTGGTTTGACTTTGACCATTTGCTATGATATGACCTGCGATACCTTCTGTGTAGTTTACACCACCAGAACTTGCACGCTGACCAAAAAGCATAGCACGCTCAATATCAACTTTATGTTCACGTAATTTGATATTCCAAATACGCTGCCATTCATCTGAATACCCTTTGTACACAGTTGCTCTTGCTGTATTAGACATCTCACAAGCAGTCTTGAAGATTTGGGTATACCCATAATCGTGATCAAGTTCTTGCGAGAAAACGTCAGGTGCTCCAGTACCTTCTGCAAAAGCAGTACCAATTACCTGAGCTTTACAGCTTGCCGCTGGATCAGCGTCAGAACCGGGATTAGTCAACCACTTTATATCAATAGAAGTGCTTGAGTTAACCGCAGTAATGAGAGCATTGGCATGATTGGGCGCACCGCTGTTTCCCGTAACGGAAGCAACTTGTATTACCATACCTTTAATCAGCCAAGACTGAGCCGCTGAAATAGTAGCAGTAACGGTTGCACCAGCTGATACAGCCGCAAGGTTTGTCGAAATGGTAAAACTCCTATCTGTCCACTGCATCGTACTCCTATCTTCAAGGAAGCGAAACTGAGGATCAGTAGTAGGAACCTTACCTACACTGGAAAGGTAAACAAAAAACGGCGACTCTTCAGGAGCCAATTCTGCAACTCTATCACTGAAATCATAAATTCGTCTTGATCCCTTTGATAGAGAAAGAGCAGTATTGGTACCCGGAGTGCCGACTTTTACCTGTCCACTATTAAAATTAGCCATTATTATGACTCCTTATTTTCTCTATTTTAAAGAACGCTATTCCGACTCCCGGCTTTTACAATGGCTTCCCAAGTTTTATCAGCATCTGATTTAGCCTTTGGGGACTGCCCCTGTAAAACTCCTGCCGTACGTGGAGTCGGCTGCTTTGTCTGAGGAACCTGTACGCCTTTCTGAGCATTCTTACCAGTGGTATTACGCCATAGATTGACCAGTTGTTCTACTGGTACGCTATCCTTTGGCTGTGATATAAAATCCATAAATTCATTTACATCACCATCACTCATATTATGTTCAGTACGTAACTGATTCTTCGTATTATTCATCGCCATCTTATTTTCCATACGCTGAATTTCAGTATCCAGTACAGAATGAATATGATTTTGTTCACTCTTCTGTCGCATTTTAAATGACGGCGAATCGGGCTTATAATAAGCATCCCAAGGGTTAAACTCTTCTTCAGTAACCTGAGGTATGGAATCTTGAACTTGTTGCTGTTGATTTTGTTGCTGGCTATTTAAGTATTCAGTCATTGCTGTCTGCATCTTTACATTATCTGCTTGAGCCTTATCATACATAGATTGCCATTTTTTTACTTCATCATCAAGCGGGTTCGCCTGAACCTGCTCTTCATCAACTTGCTCTTCTTCCTGTACCTCTTCCTGTAATTCAGGTTGTTCTTGTTCGAGTAGCTGTTCTTCTCCAGCCGGTGCTTTAGCTTCAGCCATTGTTTTTCTCCTTTTTAAGATGTCCCAAAATCTTCTGGAATTTGACTACCTTCGACACCAATCATAGCATCTTCCTGCTGTTTGATGGCGTTTTGTAATCTTTCCGATTCGAGCCTCACCTTTGTAGTTAGTTCGTTGGCACTTATTCTCTTATCAGCCTTGGCGTCTGAAGTGATGTTATCAAGTCGAGATTTAAATTTCTGAACCTCAACCCGTTTACGATCAGCCACAGACTCCCTGCGGGCGGTTTGCAAGTCTCCCTGCAAATCTTTTATCTGTTGTTGCAGTTGCTCATTAAATGACTTCAACTGCTCAACTTCGTTAAATCTTTGCAATATACCTTCCTTGTCAAAAATCTCAGGATTCTTCTTAAGGACCTCAATCTTATCAACAATACCCATCTGGTATGCTTCTAAATATACGTTAAGTTCTGCATATTTGGAAGTAGGTAACGTAGAACCCGGCACGATACGTACGTCATGCTGTTCTATATTGTTCTTATCTTTCTGTATATCTATTATAGTTTGCGTAACGTCATCATATAAATTTACCGTTACTTCTGTTAAATCGTTGTTAGGCTGTGCTACCCTAAAGTATTTCTGATGCGTATAATGCTGTTTACACATTGAATAAAGCACACGTCCAAGTTTTATAATACTAAACTCAACATCACGTAACTTAGACTTACTACGTTCCGATCCTAACGCAATCATCTGCTGTGTACCTTTGAACGTATCAGGTGCCTTTTCTGAAACACCGTGCATCAGTTCAGGTATACCAAAAATAAAGTCTATGTAAAACTCACACTGCTGTATAAGCTTATAGAACTCACCAGCCAATGGCGTAGGTGCGGGGTAGTGCGGTTCGCCCTGACTGCTGTCAACTTCAATGACTGCGTTAGGATTAGCCCAATCCTTCTCAAGCTGATCCAAACCATTAACAGCACTGCCTACCGGAACAAGCAGTTTCAAACCAGCGGATGCCTGTGCGTGAGATAAAGCAAGGCTCCATAATTTATTTAAAAGCCTCTGCATAGGGACTGCACGAGACACATCAGAACGTGAATATGGTGTCTCCGTCCAGTTATTAGGGAAAGGTATGATCGGGTAATGTGCGATATTTAATACATATTCATCAAGCACAACCTCCCCGCAGGATGACGTAACGCCTACACGTGTCTGTATAAAACTCTCATAGGAAAGGCTACCGCTGGTAAAATCATCAGGTCTTTGCTCGACCAGCATACCAAACTCTTCCTCTGTAAGAATAGACTCAGCACCGCTTTCATTATCTACGAGCCTGTAAAAAGGAACCTTTACCCTGTAGAAACGCTCAAGAATCTGATAACGGTTAAGCATCCACGTTTCTTTATCCTTTACTTCAGCAGGAGTAAAGACCGTACGACTGCTCTTATTGCTTGAGTCAGGAAAATCCTCATCGCTGTAAGAACTTATTTCCTCAATCAAGCCGGGAATGATCTCTCCAGTTTCCTCATCTATCTGAGGACCAAGTTCGGGGTAGAGGTTAACGATCTGATCACCCGTTATAATGCTCGACAATATTACATTGTCTGCATCTGAGAACCATCTGTCTCGGGATGTAGGAGGAACGTAAACCCGGAAGGGATTAATATGAGTGAAACGAACGTCACCCCTACCCATGTCTGCTTCAGGGTCTATATAGGCATACAAATAGCCTATACCAACAGTAGAAAAATCATGTATAGCCTGTTTAATCTGAGAATCACCATCGGATGATTCCCATACAGAGCCAAGTATTGTCTGCCATACCTTAGCCATCTTAGCGTCACTGTCCTCACGCGGGAGGGCAGTGAACACTGGCGGGCGTGCAGTCATAAAAGATTTAAGCTTCTCAACAGCAGGAGAAATCCTGTCCATTGGAATATCCGCCTGATTACGTGACTGTAATTCACCAGACTCATCAGACGTAAAGTGGTTACCAAGATAAAAATCAAGGTCCTTACGTGCTTCAGTATCCCAAGACTGACGTTCGTCACGGTAATTCTGGAACAATTCTTTATTAACAAGTGCTCTCGGATCGTATTCCATTATAATCTTGCTCCTGTTAACCAGCTATAAGATTTGAACTTTTTCTTTATCCTACTAATTGTTTCGTCTTTCTTAAATCTTCCACTTGCAGGTGGACGTCCATAATAATCTGCATAATACAGCGCATCCATTAAATCATCATGCCGTGAAACGGGATGTTCAAAAAGCTCATCTACAAGCTCAGTCATGGATTTACGTATAAACAGTCTCTTTGAATTTACAATAGGACCCAACGAAGTTTCAAGGCGGTCTTGCTTTTTTATTCCATGTGGCGGACGTACGCCTTTAAACACTCCCGGCATCAGCCTTCTGTCGTCACCAGCAAGACGTGTAGTCATATCACGAACCATCTCCTGCGCGGCTACGGTTTCTATATTTACCCTGCGTACGGGAGAGTACTTCTTGGCATACTTAATAATAATATCAGGCAAATCAAACGTTGGTATGCGCTCACGGAAGTAATCAAGTACGTAGCGGTTCTTTTCAGAATCAATGCCAAGTACCACTATTACCTGATAATCTGATGTTGACGTAGCAGTTGCGGCTATGTCAACACCCATA